ATTCGCAAAGACTATTATATGAGGAGGATTAAATACTTTTGTTCCTGTTTCGTATTTAGTATTACATACTAATCCATTTTTAATGGACTCTAGAGCGGCATAGGAAATGCTTCCGAGGTTGCACCTTGGTATGTCCCAAATAATCAAATTACACTCCTCCATATCGTTATTAAAAACTAAGTTGATAATATCACTTTTTTTACCACCATCACAGAACAATGCATTATGTTTAACCACGCAATACTTTACAAAGGCGCTCTTACCAATGTTGCCTTCGTTCTCCCAATACCAATATACTTTTCTAGGGTCAATCGGTTTAGTTATAATATCATCCATTATTTGTTGTTGCCACACTCTTAGTTTTTCAATAACAAATATGGGTTTAGGATATCCATAGCTCACGCAATCGCCGTCTTTACTACAATAGTCTTCGTTTTGTTGTCTAGAACCTATACAAGCTTCTAAATGTGGATTACCTGGAAGTTTCAGCTCTGTAATTCGCATAGGTTTCTTCAGATGTATAAAACCCTGTAAATGTTTTTTTTGGGTGTCGGGGCACACTTCTCTTCCATAGATATATTTCTTGGAAACCTTTACTAGTTGCCTATTTAATTGTGCTTCTAGTTCATCTTTGTCATAGTTGAAGCAAGTAAAAGCATAAAAGGTCTTACGACTTGGTTGCTTTTTAAAAGTGGGGGGGGTTTCAGTATTACCCTCCCCCACTTGCCTATTATTGCCTAAATGAGCCATATAGAATATCCACAGATTTTATTTTAAATCGTTTTTTAATTATATATTATAAAAATGGATAGGATTATTTAGGAATATAATATATAATGCACAAAAAAGAATCTAAACAGGGTTATTTCAAATGTGTCATGGAATGTCATTTTAAATCACTTTTTGCCAAATTATTATCTTTAGTTAATATATATGCCTCAAAAAAGGAAGGGAGCAAAGCGAACGAGACCCGTCAGTAACGCTGTGAAGTCCTATGTAGATAGGGCTATCAACCGCCAAACAGAAACCAAACGCATCACATACGATTCAGGACTTATAGGTATTAATAACACATTATCTAACGGCGCAGACTTTCTGCAGTTGTTGATAAATCCAGGACAAGGGACTACGTCTTATCAAAGGCTAGGCACTAAATATAAGATTAAGAGTATGAATATCAGGGGCTATTTACAGCTCGAAGGTAGTGGATCAGCCGGACTACAGAAGATAGGCGTAAGACAGATGATAGTTAAGTCAAAGAAGTTTCCTACTAGCTCTCCTCCCGCTACAGAGTTAAACTATTTACTTGAAGCGCCTGGAGGGTCATATCAGGCGTTCAATGGAACGACAAATGATTTACATGCCCCGATATATAATAAAGCCTTTACAGTTGCAAGAGATAGAAAGCTCTATATGTATCAAGCCGGTACGACTGCCAATGCGGACGACTTGAGTCATGCTGTAAAATACTTTAATATCGATTTAAAACAAGCCCGAGGTAAGGTAATTAACTGCGAGTTTGAAAGCGGTAACACTACAAACTGGGGTTGGTGGATGTTGTTGTCATGGATTGCGCTTGACGGAACCCCAGGACTAACCAATTCTACAAATTTAAAAGTCCAATATACAGTAGATATGAAATATGAGGACGCTTAATAAAAATTAGATCTTTGTTAATAGCGAGATGCTTTATACTACCGAATGGTAGTATAAAGGAGTGAGCCAATTGTCACGAGCATTAAATACACGTATCGGCGAATCCTTGGATGCATGTGCGGGTGGTGACCGAAGGGAGGCAGGCCCCGCACTAACGCAGCCGGATTTGTTGAGTGTATTTCATGTGCTAGTGATGATTCCTTAGTTAATTAGTTCTGTTATGACCCATCTGTCTTTGCTTAATTTATCTGTGTCTTCTGGCGGAGCATTCGCAAAGACTATTATATGAGGAGGATTAAATACTTTTGTTCCTGTTTCGTATTTAGTATTACATACTAATCCATTTT